AACAACGGATAGTTTAAATCAATTACGAGAAGAATTTAATCAACTTATATCTGACGTAGAAAATCTTGAAAAAGGTATTGCGGTCTTTAATTCATTTTCTGCAAATACAGCAAAGGTACATCAGTTTGAAACAAATGAAGGTATCACATATAATCCACCAACCGCATCAGGCACGTTGGTTGTTGCAAGTGAACTCGCAGGAAATGTAGCTGGTCAAATTACTCTTGCAGACGAAAGTTCAGATACTGAAAACTTTATAACTTTTGCAAATGCAGCTACAGGTGGTCAAGCTTTAAAAACTGGTACAAACTTAACCTTCAATGCTAATACAGGTCTTTTGAGCACCAGTCTTTTGAGCACCACTAGTCTTAGTATATCAGATGGTGGTAACATTGGTTCTGCTTCTGCAACAAATGCATTAACAATTGCCTCAGATGGTGTTGTCACGCTAGTAGACGACTTAGTAATAAAAAATGGTGGTACAATTGGTTCATCATCAGCAAATGATGCCATGACAATTGCTTCAAGTGGTATTGTAACATTTAAAGATGACATACTAATTAAAGATAGTGGAACAATAGGTTCTGCTTCTGCAACAAGTGCTATAACAATTGCTAGTGATGGTGTTGTTACGCTAGTAGATGACTTAGTAATAAAAGATAGTGGTACAATCGGCTCAGCATCTGACCCAGACTCCATCGAAATTGACTCTAGTGGTAATGTAAATATTACACAGGGCAGGGATGGATTGAAGTTAGGCTCTGGAGCTGACACAGAAATATTTAAACTAATTTATCCTGTTGGTTCTATCTACATAAGTGCTACCCTTGCAACAGCGAGTGATGTTGCAGCTGCATTTGGTGGTACATGGGTCGCATTTGGTGCTGGTAGAGTATTGGTGGGTTTTGAAACTGGTGATGCTACTTTTGGCACTGCTTTGGGAGAAGGTGGAGCTGAAAATAACACTTTAGATATAACTCAAATACCAGAACACTCTCACTATATAGCACGAAGTACATCTGGAACTGCTGGTTCATTATCCTCATCTAATCACATGACAACTTCAAACACGCTAACAAGTCGTTCTGCATATTCTTTAGGTGGAACTACTAATAACCCTTCTGTAGGTCTTACAGGTATGGAAATACAAGATGCTACTGGTAGTGAACAAACACAAACATCAGTAACCAACTTGCAACCATATATCGTTGTATACATGTATCGAAGAACAGACCTTTAATCATAAAACTATATGATGATTATTTTAATGAGGAAAGAATTGAGTGTCATTTGAAAAAAACAAGTATGGTGTTGTTAGAAACTTTTTAACACCTGACGTTTGTGATGTACTTTATGAATATGTTAAGTTCTGTGCAAAGCGTTGTTCATGGGTAGCAAACAACATGTCAACAGAATATAGAAAAGGCCGTTATGGTAGTCTAGGTGATGGTCAAGTAGAAAATAATTATTCTAACTATGGTGATGTCATGTTTGAAAGTATACTGGCATCTTCCACTTCTAAAATTGAAAAATTAATCAATAAAAAAATTCTACCAACATATACATATCACCGACTTTATGAAACAGGTTCAGACCTAAAAGTTCACAAAGATCGGCCATCATGTCAATTGTCAACAACAATTTGTTTGGGTTATGAAAACTATTCTGTTAACGAAAACTATTGTTGGCCAATATACATGGGTGGAAAGGCTGTTCACTTAAAGAAGGGAGATATGGTCATCTACTCTGGTTGTGAAATTGAACACTGGAGAGAAAGTTTTGAAGGTAAAACCCAAGCACAATTATTCATGCACTATGTTTATGCAGATGGTCAGTATAAGAATTTCATATATGATGAAAGACCTATGCTTGGTTTACCTCAAGAGTTTAAAAAACTTATTAGATGATAATTCTGAATAAACCAATTAGGTCAATGACAACCAGTGCGAAATAATTTGATACCATACCAAATGATCGTCTTGTCCATGCGGCCCATGCATAACCAATACAACTCATTATCCACACCATGTATAATTCTTTAAGTGGTGGATTGGGAACTGTAAGTGCCATGACTATTGAACAACCTAGACTAGCAATCCAGCACATGACTTCAACTGTAAATCGAAGTGCATCTGCACTGTAATCATCTCGTATCCATTGTATAGTTTTCTGTAATTCTTTCATAGTGTAAATAGTACCATACTAAGACATGAATTGTCAATACCCTGTACATGTACAGGTTTTTAAGGACTAAAGTTGAAAAATAACCTAAATAAAGGTATAGAGGGTCTTGTACATATTGACGTATTCTGCGTTAATTTGGTATACTTACTCTCACATTAATTAAGGAGACAAACGTATGAAGAAGTTTCTAATCAACGCAAGATACTTCATTGCACCATCACTAATTCTAGCAACCATGTTTGGTGTGTTAGCAGGTGGGCCGTGGGTATGGACTGGTTTAGTCTTACTCGGTGTAGGTATTATTGTAGACACTCTCACAAAGACTCAAACGCCAGGAGCAGGGTTTGATGAAAATGGTGAGACCTATGGTATTCCATGGCTGCAAAATGGAGTGATGTACGGAATGTTGGGTGTATTTGCATTACTACAAATTACACTTGCATGGCGTATCTGGCAATACACAACTGGTGTACCAATCAGTGAGGGAACTCTACTGGGTATGACAATCCAAGAAGGTATTACTGGGGCACAACTAATCGGTGCAGCTATTTCAACAGGTATCTTTGCTGGTATCGGTATTATCTACGGACATGAACTGGCACATACAAAGGGTTTCAGTTTTTCAATTGCTCGTATGATGATGGCACTATCAGGTAAAGCACACTTCTGCTATGCACACGTTTACAATCATCACCTAGAGTTAGGACATCAAGACGACCCAGCAACATCACCTCGTGGTCGTAGTCTCTGGGCACACTATCCATTATCAGGTTTAGGACAGTCTAAGTTCCTATTCCAAATGGAGAAACAACGTCTAAATCGTTTAGGTAAACCTTTCCTATCATGGGATAATCGTTGGATTCGTGGTTATCTAATGTCACTACCAACAGTAGCATTGTTCTTCTTTGCAGGTGGTTGGATTGGAATCGGTTGTTTGGCAATCGTGTGGTTCATTTCAAACTTTGAGTTAGAAGCACTCAACTACTTAGAGCACTATGGTCTAATTCGTGAAAAGGGTCAACCAATTGACTATCGTCACTCATGGGATAACTCAACTGCATTTACAAGTTGGTTCTTCATTGAGATTGGTCGTCAAGGTGATCACCATGATCGTGGTGAGACACACTTCTGGGAGTTAGACGAAGTGGGTTCACCAAACTGCGGTAGTGGTTACTTCACACTATTTGCTCTTGCAATGATTCCACCAGTGTTTCACAAATACATGAATGATAAAATGTTAAAGTGGGATAATGAGATGGCATCAGAAGGTGAATTAAAGATTGCCAGAGAGATGAATAAAGTCGCTGGTTACGCTTAATCACTAAACACATATGTGTCGATAATAAAGGGAGTCTTTTTAGACTCCCTTTTTATTTTATAAATACTAGAAAAATGAAGGTAATTACACATGGCCATACCAAGTTCAAAAGCTACTCTTAAAACATATTGTCTACGAGCTCTAGGTTTTGGTGTCATTGACATCAACGTATCAGATGACCAAGTAGATGATCGTTTAGATGAAGCACTTCAATACTTTGCTCAATATCACTATGATGGTGTTGAACGTATGTATTTAAAACATCAAATTACCGATGATGAGCTCACTCGTGCATTACAAAATACTACGACAACTGCAACAGATAAACTTGATGGCACGATTACTGCAAACTGGTTAGAAGGTAAAGGTTTTATACCAGTTCCCGATACAGTCGTATCTGTGGTTCAAGTATTTTCTTTTGATGATCAGGCGACAAACAATATGTTTGATTTACGATACCAGTTGCGATTGAATGATTTATATGACTTCTCATCAACCTCTATCATTCACTATGAAATGACACAACGTCATTTAGATTTTCTTTCTCATCTTTTAGTTGGTGAAAAACCAATTCGATTTAATCAACATCAAAATCGTTTATACATTGATATGGATTGGACAAATGATATTACAGCGGGTGAGTTCCTAGTTATTGAATGTTATCGTAAATTAGACCCAGCATCTTATACTGATATTTTTGATGACATTTATTTAAAGAGATATGCAACTGCACTTATTAAAAGACAATGGGGTGCAAACTTATCAAAGTTTAATGGTGTAGCAATGTTAGGTGGTGTCACCATGAACGGAGAGCAAATCTATAGTCAAGCAATTGAAGAAATTCAAAGACTTGAAGAACAAATTCAACTACAGTTTGAGACACCAGTTGACTTGATGAGAGGATAACTCTATGGCCGTCAATACTGCGTTTCATACAAATAATGTTGCAGCTCTTGCTAGTGAACAAAATCTCTATGCAGATTTAGTTAAAGAAGCAATACAAATATATGGTCATGATGTTCACTATGTTGATCGTACACTCATTGCACTTGATGATGTATTAGGTGAGGACTCCCTATCACAGTTTACAGAGCAAGCAAAAATTGAAATGTATGTTGAGGACTCTGAGGGTGGTTATCAGGGTGACAAAGAAATACTATCACAGTTTGGATTAGAAAATCGTAATGAAATTACTTTTGTGGTCAATAAGACACGTTTTCAAGATATACAACATCAAATATCCATTGAGACAGCAACAGATACAACGTCTGGTTCTATACTTTTAGAAGATGGTACAATTACATCAACAACGACAACTAATATCTCTGCGTCTTTTGAGGAAGCGTACTTACGTTCAGAGGACACTGCCACAAATGCTGACAGACCACAAGAAGGTGATTTAGTTTATCATCCAATTGTAAATAAAATATTTGAAATTTATTTTGTAGACCATGATGAGCCATTTCATCAGTTAGATAATAATCCTGTTTTTAAATTAAAGTGTAGACAGTTTGAATATAGTTCAGAAACACTTGATACTGGTGTCACTGAAATTGATGTTGTTGAAGATGAGTTAAGTATTGATTCACTACAACATCAGATTACTCTTGAACAGTCAGGTGTATACAACGAAAGAATTAGATTATCTGAGGGTTTGTTATTAAATGAAGATGGTAGTGGTGACTTTATCATCTTTGAAGATGATGATACATCTGCTGGTGAAAGTATACTACTTGAAAGTGATGCAGACAGTGGTGATGCATCATATATAATACAAGAGGACTATATAATAGGTGACAGAAGCACAGATAAGACTGCACAGAATGAGTTCTTTGAAGGTGCAGATGATACAGTGTTAGATTTTTCAGAATCAAATCCATTTGGGGATGTAGGGAGTAGCTCATAATGTTAGGTGATCAATTTTATCACGAAACTATTCGTAAAATTATCGTATCTTTTGGTACAATGTTTAATGACATTCACATTGTTCGTAAAAACAATAGTGGTGCTATCACACAAAGTATGAAAGTTCCTTTGGCGTATGGCCCAAAACAAAAGTTTTTAGTTCGATTAGATCAAGATGCTAGTTTAGATAGTAAGGTTTCAATTACACTTCCAAGACTTGGTTTTGAAATACAAAATTTATCGTATGACGCAACTCGTAAGTTAAATCGTGTACAAAAGTTTAAGAAGGTGAAGTCAAGTTCAACAGATGCAGATAAACTTGACACACAATTTATGCCTGTACCATATAACTTAGACATACAATTATATGCCATGGCAAAACAGTCTGATGATGCTTTACAAATTGTTGAACAAATACTTCCTTTCTTTCAACCAGACTATACACTAACAGTCAATGATATGGCAGACATGGGTATTAAACGAGATGTACCTATTGTTCTTAATAGTATTGATTATGAAGATAACTATCAAGGTGATTTTGCAGAACGGCGTGCAATTATGTACACACTAAGTTTCACTGCAAAGTTTTACTTGTATGGGCCTGTTACTGCAAGTTCTGTTATTAAGAAAGTCCAAGTCGATCAATATACAGATTTACCTGATAAACTTCCATCAAGAGAACAAAGATATACTGTCACTCCAAATCCAGTAAGTGCAGACGCAGATGATGATTTTGGATTTAGTGAGACCTCATCTTTTTTCCAAGATGCTAAAAACTTTGATGAGACTAGTGGCACAGATCAATGAGTACAAAATCAATTGATGATGCTTTAGGTGTTGAGAGTCAAGAACAGGAGTTGCTTCCTCGTAAACCATCAACGCCTGTAATTAAAAAAGGTGAAGAAGATGTTGATACCGATTATGAGTATCAACGACAAAACTTTTATAATTTAATTGAACGTGGGTCGGATGCAATTGAAGGTATATTGGAAGTTGCACGAGAATCAGAGCACCCAAGAAGTTATGAAGTCGCTGGTAATTTAATTAAACAAGTGGCAGAGGTGACAGAAAAACTTGGTCAACTACAGACTAGAATGAAACAACTGAAAGAAGTTCCCAATAGTGCTCCCAAGAATGTTACCAATGCCCTGTTTGTAGGCTCAACAGCTGAACTACAAAAAATGTTAAAGGGTAAGGTTGATGGGGGCGAATGACAATCAGTATCTAGGTAATCCGTTACTTAAAAAACCTAATGTTCCTCAAAATTTTACTGAGGAACAGTTAATTGAATATGCCAAGTGTATGGGTGACCCTGTACACTTTATAAAAAATTATGTTCAGATTGTTTCACTAGATAGAGGTCTAATTCCATTTGAATTGTATGACTTTCAAGAAAAAATGGTCAATACATTTCATGATAATCGTTTTACCATTTGTAAACTTCCTAGACAGTCGGGTAAATCAACCACGATTGTATCTTATTTACTTCATTATGTTTTGTTCAATCAAAATGTAAATGTTGCGATACTTGCAAACAAATCATCAACAGCTAGAGATATACTGGGGCGACTACAACTTGCATATGAAAATTTACCTAAATGGATGCAACAAGGTATTGTTGCTTGGAACAAGGGTAATATTGACTTAGAAAATGGTTCAAGTATTATAGCTGCATCAACTTCATCAAGTGCAATTCGTGGTGGTTCTTATAATATCATATTTCTTGATGAGTTTGCTTTCGTACCAACAAATATTGCAGAGCAGTTTTTTAGTTCAGTTTATCCTACGATTTCATCTGGTAAAAATACAAAAATGTTAATCGTATCTACTCCACATGGTATGAACATGTTCTATAAATTATGGACTGATGCTCAAAGTGACAAGAATGGTTATGTACCAATTGAGGTTCACTGGTCAGAGGTGCCCGGCCGTGATGAGGAATGGAAAGAGGAAACGATACGAAACACTTCACAAGAACAATTTAACGTAGAATTTGAATGTGAATTTTTAGGTTCGATTAATACACTTATTAGTCCTGCAAAATTAAAAGTTCTACCTTATGTTGACCCAATACAATCTCATGCAAATTTAGATGTATTTGAACGACCAAATAAAGATAAAACATATTTCATCTCTGTGGATGTGTCAAGAGGAACATCAAATGATTACTCTGCATTTGTGGTAATTGATGTTTCTGAGATGCCCTATAAAGTTGTTGCAAAGTTTAGAGATAATGAAATTAAACCACTCAACTTTCCAGCTCGTATTCATGAAGTTGCAAAGGCTTATAATTATGCTTTTGT